TAAAAGTATTTGTATAAGGAACATAGTTTTTTAATCGAATATAATATCTTATTGTCTTTTCAAAATCTTCATAATAAGATTCTCCATAAATACTCATACCATATGTATTGCGAAGCCAGGCTTCTACTGTGTCATTATAATATACAATAAAAGATTCTTGGTCTTGCCTGAAATCAATAAGTTTAGGATAATAATCAATTACCTCTAACAGATCATCCGTTTTTTCAGGTAATGTATTGGGATTATAAACCCCTTCTAAAAATACAGCACCTTGTTCATCATGGGGGGTTGCAACACCGCTATAATTAGGAGCCGCCGCACTTTCTATATATACAGTTGGTTCACCTAATTCATTCGTAACAAAAGAACTAGTAGCATTTGCGCCCTCTATCGTTGTAAATCCTGTTTCAACACTTTCAGCAACAAAAGGATAACTTTCATCTATTGAGGTTCCGGTAGAAAAATCAAAAGATTTAGAATATTCTAAATATTCGCCCGCAATGTTTTTAATAGCTAATGGGGTATCATTATCAACTCCATCAACTCCTTTTATCATAACAGTATACAATGTATTTTTTTCCAATAATCCAATGGGATATATTTTTATTTGAGATTTATTAGAATCATAGTTTATTATTCTATCTACTCTATTACCATAAATATCCCACATTAAACAAGTTAACTTAGTTAAACTTGTTGGGTCAACTTGTTCATTTGTTGTTATTTTTATTATTGGATTAAGGGCTATATTGGAACCAATAGGTTCAGTTTTTATTATTTCCAAATATTAGTTTTTTTCTGCTTTTATTTCATTAAAAAGCCTTTTTATTGCCTTCTCTTTTAGTTTTTGTAAATAAGTTTTCTCCGATATGTTTTTAAATAAATTATGTAATAATACAAAATCATTATCTTCTAATTTTTCTATATAACTTAAAAACTTATGCTCATCAATAGAATCTTCCAATAAAATAGATAATTTAGATTCTCTAGGATTGGTAAATATAGATTTTGGATTTTTCCAAATATGTACCTCAGAAGGCTTATAATTTTTATAAAACTTCTCAGTGATATCTTTACCTTTTTTATCTGATATAAATAATAAATTGTGGAATATTGCATTTTCAATATCAAAAATATTCATGTCTTTTGTTATTACTGTTTGTTTATTTTTTTCATGAAAAGTATCCAAATTTATATTCCCCAAACCATATTTAAATGTTGTTAATTCATTTATATGAATAAAATTACCTACAAGCTTGTCTAAAGGAACTATTGGAAGTTTTTCTTCTTTTTCTTCCTTCTCTTCCTTTATTTTTTTGTTCATTTTCTTTCCTGTCATTCTTTTCCCTCCACGGAAAAGAGGGGGCATAAGCCCCCTCTAATAAAAACCTTAGCTTATTTAAGCGTAAATGTACCTGTTCTGTTAAGTTTCTTTAAAGTAACACTATTAACATTATCAAAGCTGTATTCACGATCTACAACCATATCTTTCATGACAATAATACCTTTACCCTGATCCATTATACCAGTACCGTATTCTTCAGAAACTTCCCAAAATCTAGAAAGCTTTTCTTCATTACTCCAATTACGGACATTAGGATCCTGGGTAACCCCTATAATACCTGCTCTGGAAGAATCAGCGATTATAATATCTGTAACGCCTTTTATTCCAAAATCAGTTGTTCCGCCTTGACCAGTAACATTTTTACTGGAGAAAGGAACTCTAGGAGTTACTATAATCGTTAATGGATTGCCTGTAAGACTTGCAGCGGGCTGTACTTTAAATGAAGCACCAAGTTCCCTCAAATTAGGATCAAATGGGGATTTAACGGCAGCAGTTTTATATCCTCTACCTTTAAAAGGATCCGCCCAACCTGGGAAAGGATCTCCTTTTGGTGTTTTTGCAGTAACAACAGTAGAACCCTTGAGAAATACTTCTCTGAACATAGGATCTGTTAAGAACATTCTCCATGCAAAAGGATGCATTAACATCGTATCCGGATTATAGTTTCTCATAGCAAGATAAGAATAGGCTTCAATTACATCATTGAAACTAGGTGTACCATTTTGTTCACCATCTATTCCTCTACCTGTAGCTACCCCAAATTCTGAGTTGGTAGGATTACTATTACTAAAAACAACGGTTCCCGCAGCATTTAAAAGTTTGTAGCAATTATATTCTTTTGTTCTAGCTAAAGCATTGGAAGCTTCTCTTAACCAAAACTTCAATAAACCATATTGATCATTTTTAATTGCTTTTTCTGTCATTCCCAGGGATAAACCCCAACGATAGACATCAAATTTAACCTGATATCCCGCTGTAGAAATTTCGGGTTCGACTTCTTTAGCAATTCCCTGCTCATCATCTAATATATGGGCTTCCATTGCACCAAAAGTTTTAATATTTACGGCAACGGCAGTTTCTTCTAAATCTATTCTTTGAAATAAATTTTCTGAAATTACCTGTTGGGGTGTTATGCTATTTACTAGATATTCCTCAACTACGGTTTTAAATATATTTCTATATTTTTTATCTGTAACAAGGTCGGTCAATGTCAATCTTGACCTTTTGCCCTCTACATCAAATAATCTACCATTATTTGCCCATGCAATATCAACAACATTACGTCTGTCAGAAATTTTAACTGTTTCTTTACTCATATTAGCCTCCTATTAACCTATATCAACTAGGATTCTAACCAATCCAAAACTTCCAGACTCAATAGCAGTAGCGACCTCTGCTACCGTTGGTGCTGAACTATTCTTATAATTTAAAGCATCATATACAAACCAAAATAACCTACTTGGATATCCGGCAGTTTTATCAGAAGCTGCAGATGATTCATAATGTCCCTGTACAATGTCATTTTCAGACAATGGACCACGCTTTGAATATTCCATAGCTTTACCTACATATTGTGTTAATGTAGTACTATCATCAACAAGATACTTTCCATACTGATCTGATTTTACTAATGCACCATTAGAATAAGTAGTTCCACTTGCTACATATCCGAATATAAAATTCTTACATAATTTCTTATAGTTAGCGTCACTTAAGTAACTTGTGATGTCTCCATTATAGAAAGGAACTTCTATAAGACCATCTACCATTGCTACGACTTTGTCAGTATAACTATTATTCAAGTATTGCCCAGGAAGTTTTGTTTGATAAAAATCTTCTGTTGCAATACCAATGGGTTTATTAGCCCCGAATACTACTGTATCTCCTGCTGAAGCTTCGTCACCATCCATGTTTTTTATAGTTTCATTTTCTTCATCTAAAGCTGTATATGTATAAGTAGCAGCATTTCCGCCATTACACAAAACAACCCAGGAATCTATTCCTTTAGGTATACCAAAAGCGTCCTCAATTGTTCCGCCAGTTGGCGTAGTCCCACTATAAGCACCTGGGGTTGTATCCGCAGCTTTCATAGAAATTGTACTAAGGATTGATCCCTGTACTGCAACAATACCCCATTCCTCTTCACTTCTTCCAGAAGGTAGGAATCTAGTATTAGATCCTATTGAGCATATTGGAAGTGTAGGATAAGGAATAAAAGTACCTTCTACTCTACTCTTCGTAGGATTTACACGAAGATGCCCTCTTTTGTCTGCGCCTAAGTATTCCTTTCGCAGTTTTTTCAAGGGGATGTTGTGTAAATTTCCATTGAATCCAAATTGTTTCATTTAAACTCTCCTTTTATTATTTTATGAATTTTTTATCTAATTCATTAGGTTCGTCTTCATCTTCTTTGGAATTTTCCTCATCAGCTTTGACGTTACCTTCTTCTTGTTCAGCAGCAGTATCTAGATCCGATACTGTATCATTATTATCTTCTACAGGAATTTCGATATTACTTAAAGAATCAATAACAAATTCAAGCTCTTCACTTGATTTTTCAGAAAAAGAATCTTCTAATTTCTTATAGAGTTTTTCTTTCTCTTTGTCATCTGTTTCTTCAATGTAATCTATTACATCTTTAGAAGATAATTTAACTTTCAGATCAATAATCTGAGCAATTTTTCGTGATTTTTCCAAATCTTCAAAAACTTTTAATTTGTCGGACAAAGATTTAATTTCGTCCTCCTTAGCCTTAATAGTATCTTTTAAAGTTCCAACTTCTTTAATACTATCAGCTAGTTCTTTTTGAATTTTTTCAAAATTCACATCTTTAGCGTTTTCCATATCACTAACTCCTATAGTGTTATCATTATCTTTCTTTTTTTTATCTTTTTTAAATGTCATGCCATATTTTTTACCATGTCTTATAAGACAGGCTCGAATTTTATCCTTATCTCCTGGTCCCTTATAAAGTGCCAACATACCTAAGCCAGACTTAATATGACCTTTAGAAATATTCAAAAAGGAGCGCTTGGGGCCACAAAATGCACTCGCGGGTAAAGCATCTCTTTCTTTTTTTGTTAAAGTTTTATCTTCAATAAGGCCCTGGGCTTTATATTCGGTCATAACCCCTTCATAATTATCCCAATAAAAAGTTTCTATATCTTCCTCTGTATCTTTGTTTAATTCAGCTGCTTCTTCCGGGGTAAGTATTTTAGTTACACCAGCAACATGTGTACTGGAAATATCAGCAGGAAGATTTGCAAAAGAAACCTCTCTATAATAATCTACTTCTATATCCCAATAACAAAGTTTCCCATCATATTCTTTACCTAATTGATGCTCATGATCCCAGCTAACCTCATCGCCACAAATTGAGCATTTAACACTCTTGGCTTTTGAGCCGACTGATACCGTTTCATACAGACCATTTTTTATTTTTCTAATAGTATCATGATCTAATATTTTTAAAGTTAAAACAAGTTTCCCCTTTGGAGAATCTTTAGCAGCATTTCTGATAGCTTTATAACTAACGTCAATAACTTTGCCTACGGGTTCTCCCCGATTGGGCAGGTGAGCGCTACTTATTGGTAAAACTGATAATTGATGAGGGGTTATCCAAGAAGGGGCTGCTTTCTTAACAGATGCAGCATTATAATTATAGAAATTTCTATTTACATAGCCAACGTGAGTGGCATCTACTTTTACAATTAACTCTTCATTTTCTTCAGAATCACTTAAGCCCTCTCTATCTTCTATTATAACACAATTATCGGGTGTTATAGTGAGAGAATCATAAAGTATTACATCTTTTATACCCATATTAGTATACTCCTCTACATTTTGATAGTAACAAAATATAGTATTATTATTTTAAAAAATAATTTATTTATTTTTAGACTCCGTAGGTGCAGCTTTCTTACCATATTGGTTTTCGGGGTGAACTTTATTTTCTGAGGTATTAGCCGCAGCGATAGACCACGGGTCTATACCCGCAAATAAAACGCTTCGTAATTGCTGCATCTCCTGCTCTGTCATGGGTTCTTCACCTTGTCGTTGTCTTAATTCAGAGAATGTAATAGTATTATTGTTAAATGCATTAATATTATGAGATTCTAATGCAATTAACTCATCTAGGTCTATCTCTAGGAATTTAAAATATACAAGATTTCTAGGATTTGTTATATCAAACCTACCTTCTTTTAAAATATCTTCTAATAAATATTTATTTATAATTTCTTCCATAATAAGTTGAAAGAATTTTGCACGATCCTGGGTTATTCTGTTTACTGTTAGAGAAGTACTCTTATTTGTTGTGCTTGACTCTCCTAACTCTACTGCGGAAGACCCTAATCCCCCAAATATTCTTTTTTTAAAGTGTTCTAAAAAGGGATGTATATCAATAACGGCCTGGCGAGAACTTATGGCCTCTAAATTTACTCTATAATCTGTTGTAAAAATACCATTCAGGGGCATACTTTCTATATATGCTCTTACAGCCGGTATTTCTCCTTTTTCGGTCCCGGTTTCGGGGGTTCCAACTTTAGCATGAAAAAAAGGTATAGAATAATCAAAAACTAATAATTCAACATTTTCTTCTATTCTTCTTAATGCTCTTATATCTGGAATAATAGGAGTAGCCATAGCATTGCCAAATATTTCTCCCGAAGAATTGAATATTTTAAAATGTATCATATCTTCTGGTTTAATAGATAACTTATACTTTTCTGTTGTGATTATATATTTTTTTATATAACTTTTACTAGTTGTTTGTTTTAACTCCGCTATAATATCATTTGCTCTAATATTTATTAAAGAAACAATTGGATAAATAGTTTTAGTTTTCATGTTCCAGGCATTGCCCGATACGGGGAATGCAGGGGATCTAAATTTAAATAAAAAAGCATTACTATATTTAAGTAAATCAGATGTGGTTTGTAACAAACACAGGGTTAGAGATTTTCCTGAGTATTTAGTAATTTCAGCAAATCTTTTTTTAATATATTTTAAAGCCCTTTTATTCGAACTTTTAAAAGTATAACCCCGCTTCCAAATTAATTCCATAAACCTATCTAGTATTCTACGGAAATAACCTTCCATTGTATAAGCTTGATCTATTAATTCTGTATCTAATGAATCTTCTATTGAATTAAAAGATCTATCCGTAGAAAAAGTATTATTTATGGACTTACTTCCATAATAAAGTTCGCCCGTGGGTTTTCTATTAGTTGATTGTAATGACCTCAAAAACCTTGTTCCATAACTATCTATTAATACCTGCATTATTTCTCCTTTAAATATTTAGAAAGACAAGTCTTGAAAGTTTCTTTGTAATTTGTAGGGAGTTTAAATCTATATTTTCGGGCAAATGCTTCTATTTGTGGAAAATCAAATTTTAACTCATATAATTGTTTATCTTTCATAAAAATAGCTGTATCTAAATTTCTATCCTCTCCTTCTAAATGAGGGATAGAAGCATTTGTATAGCAAGTATCCAAACCCTCTCCTTCAACTAATGTACAAGCCCCATTTACCCATTCATAATGTTTTCCATGAGGTGATTTCTTTTCATTTGCATTAATGTTAGTAAGGTATTTTTTGCACTTAACAAATATAGATATCTTATTGGCAGAAAAATCTAATATATATTCAATTAAATCAATTAGATCTAGAATTATACCCATTGTTTTATTATTATATTCAGAATTAGGTTCTTTACTATTATATGTATATGTTTTACCCCCTACTATCTCTTTTCGTTCTCTTAAATTAAAACTATATAAATTAGTTGATTTTTTCTTTAACCCTTTTAAATCAGCGTCCATCCCATCTAATATTTTGAGATTGCCTTTTTCACTAAATTTTAATGAATCTAATAATATTTTTATAGTATCTCCTAAAGTATCTGCAATAATTACAGATAATTCTTTAGCTGGTAAACAATTTAAACTATCTGCGACAAGTCCCATCTTTGCTAATTTACCTCCCCAAATTCTTTGGATCAGTTTATCTTTTGAGATACGTTCTCCATATGCACCTCCATGGATTTCTCTTAATATTAAGGCAAATACAACATCTTGAACTTTTAATGTTGTATTAATAAAAGCATTCCATAATATTTTTATGAGATCTGTTGGGGCAAAAGAAAATAAAGATAGATCAAATTTTACGTATCTAAGTTTTAGTATACCTAAAATCAACTTTAACTTTTTGCGTAAATCTTCTAATTTACCAAAATAATCATCAACATTACTTATATCTTCATTCATTGTAAGTATTAATGTTAGAAATAGACAACATTGGAATTGCTCTGTTTTCTTCCATTTCAAAATCATATTTTTAAAGTCGGTAGTTGTTTTTCTTAATCTATCTTTTAATTTTACTTTTAGTCTGATAGTGCCTGGGGAACCAGATAATTTATATTTTTCTTTTATATTATTTATATTACCATTAACTATATTTTGTTTAATCTCATTTATTGGCACTCCTTGAAAAGAATCAAGACCCTGAGCCCCACAAAAGTTAGCAATATCAGTTGCTAAAGTTTCATCAGTTATATCAATTAATTTATTTAATCCTACTAGATATAAAATTACAGAAGCTCCCTTGGCGCCTATCCATTTACCATCTCTTCGCATTTCTTTGTCTATAATATAACTAGGTTTAAATATGGTGTTTAATATAATAGAAGAATATTTGATTATTTGGGCGTCTTCAATTGTATTAGAAGTATTATCTACTATAGAAGAAGTATATGTATCAAAAAGTTTTTTAGCATTTGCGTTATCCCCTGATAAATCAAATTTTGGTTTTAAATCATCTATTATTTTTTGTAGTTCATCTGCCATTGGTTTTAATGGTTTAGCCCCAAGAAATTTGAATACTAATACAGGTTTTATTAATTTTTGAAATATCCCATTTAATATACTCCAAAGAAAAAAAGCCACTGCGAATAATATTATTTTTAATATTATATTAAACCAAGAAAGGTGCATATTACTTTTGAAGTTTAAAAATGAATCTAAAGTGGTTTCATTCCCAAATAATTTTGCATCTTTTTCAAATGTATTTTTAGCAGTGGCTCTAATGTAATTATTTAATTTCATTACCTCTTCTTCAGTTATATATTTCCTACCAAAAAGAACCTTACAAGCATCTTCGGCTTCCTTATATTCAGGAATATCAAAATAAAATAAAACCTTATTTAAATCTTTTCTAATTTTATCTTGTATTGTTTTAATATCTGAA